AAAGAAGAACAAGTTGCTAGATATCTTGTACAAGAAAGAGAAGGATATAGCTGTTGAGTTATCTAAAGAGCAGGACAGAATAAATTCTAGACGAAACACAGACGCAAATATTTCTGCTAGAGGTGATGTTGCAGGAAAGAACAGGACAAGTAGAGAAGGTATTAAAGCTAGAGAGTTGAAGTACAAATACCATAAGACAAAGGTAGGTAACGTACTAAGGTCTAAAGAGTTTCTTAGCAGAGACAACATAGAGAAGTTAAAACTTATACATAATACAGCTTCACTGGCACAGCGAAAAGAGATGGGCAATTTAACACTGAAAGCTGCAAAGGAAAAATACCTAGCAGAGTCAGCATTTAAGAAAACTAAACTTAAAAGCCTAGAAAAGTATCAAAACGACAACAAGTTACTTAAGTTAAATATGTATAAGTTAAAGCAGAATGGACAGCTACTACAGGCAAGACGTTTAGAGAAAGACATAAAGGCATCTGACGAGAGAATTGCTAACGCTAAAGTTAAACTAGGTTATAGCAAGATAAGGTTAGCAAACTACGACAAGTGGCTAGAGGTCTACAAGAATAAGAACATGTCATTCGTAGAGAAGTTAGAAGCATACGAGGCAATGAAGAAGAGAGAGAAGGCCAATAAATGAGCGACAAGAAAAGATCAATCCTAGAGAAGGTTATCAAGGGACTGTCAATGGTAGGTTCGCTTGCCAAAGAGGGAATACTTGACTTCAATGAATTGAGCTTCAACGCCCAAGACTATAAGGACATACTTACTGGAAGACGAGAGGTAACTGGTCGTGACCTATTGAAACGATTACACCTACATGAGCATCCAGAAGATAAGGATTGGGAACCTCCTTTTATAGTTGCACTTGCAGTAGACATTGCAACTGACCCATTAACCTATGTTGGTGGTTTAGGTCTAACTACTAAACTTGCAAAACTAGGACTTAATCCAACATTTGCAAAGTTAGTTGGTAGGGCAATCCTTGGTGGTGGTCTAGGTTTAGCTAGTAGCGACTATGAAGATGAAGGGTTAGACGTTATAAAAAACATAGCAACTGGCATGGGTGTTGGTATTGTTGCAGGTACAGGCGTTCAATATGCTGCCACTAAAGTTGGGAAGGTTGGAACTGCTGCTATAGATAAATACTACGACACATCTAGGGCCTATGCTTTTGATGCCATAAAGAAAGGGATTGCAAAACACAAAGGGCTTAAAGTGCCAAAAGTCTCAGAAGCAATGGAGACTATGAAAGGTGTAAGGAAGAAAACTAAAAAGATATACATGGACACAATGGCAGACAAGCAAGACATTCTAAATAATCTAGTTAATGACACTGGACTTGTGAAAGATGATGTTGGCAATATGTATTTTGAACATATCAACCAAGGCGGTAATGCCTCAATGAAAATGAGGAACGCTGCTATCAGGGGAGAGACTGACAAAAGGTTTAAAGTTTTCAAAGACAAGCTTAGTAAGACAGGTGAGAAGGTTAGTAAGAAGGATCTAAAGGCACACAAAGAGATATTACGCAATGATGTTAAACGTGAAATGACAGGGACTTATCAGACAGAAGCAAACACTGTTGTTGGTAAAGACTTACTAAACACTGTTGACAAGATTGGTGACCCTGCTCTATCAAAAGCAATGAGAGAGTATAGGGGTTTAAACCAGAAGATGATAGACAAGCACAATAAAGCATTTGGCACAAACCAAGTACCTATTGATTGGCATATAGCTGACACTTTTAAAGGTGGGAAGAAAACATTTACAGAGCGATTATCTGATGATGTGACAGAAGGTTTTAAGCGAAGGGCAAAGACAGACTTTGATACGGCAAGTATGAGCCCTGTTGATATAAATACAATGGCATCTAAAAGATATTCAAAAGCGTTCATGAACAGAGCAGAGAAGGTTGCAGAAGTAGTTTCTAGAATACCAGATGAGACTAAAGCAAAGTTTGGCAATCAAACATTAACAAATACAGCGAATGGTATAGAGGCAGCACTTAAAGGTTTTGATGCTTTTACTAGATATATAAAACCTATGCACCTGTTCACATCACATAAGTGGTTGCAGAATAATTACCTAGAGAATAATGTTAAGGCATATATCATGCACGGGCCAAAGGCTGGTATAGACGTAGCAGTACACTCGTTCCCATTCCAAGGTTTAAATAAAGGGAAGTCTGGTAAATTGTTTAATGAAATGCTTGAAATTGCTAACCCCAAAAAAGGGCATTTGAAAGTTAAGTTTGATAATGAAATACTTGATGTTGCAAGTGAGGTAGGAGTTATTGATAACAACTTCTTCTCTAGTATAAATGAAACTGCTAAAGAGAATTATGGTCTACTTGTTGCTAGTAAGGGCAAGCATGAAGCAGATGAAATTATGGCAAGGATGGTGGCAAAGGGAACGTTTATGAAGTCCATAGACACCTTCCAAGACTTTCTAAAAAATACTGTTGGTAAGTTTGGTGTTGCAGTAGAGGGTACAGCTAGAGTTAAATCCTTTGAACACGTTATGACAACTGCACTAGAGGGCAACAAGGCATTGAAAGCTACTGTTGACAAGATAGGCTATAGAAAGGCAATGGACACAATACCAGAGTTCAAAGAACTAACAGGAAAGGCATTGAAAGTTGTCAATGCAACATTTCACGACTATGGTGCTGTAAACTTATTTGAGCAAAAGGTAATGAAGCGGATCTTCCCTTACTATACTTTCTTCTCTAGAAACCTTAATCAAACACTAGATAACTTCTTTGAGCATACAGGTAGAATGTCTCGAGCATTAAAACTACAAACAAACTTAGGTAGTCCACCCACAGAAGAACAGCGAAAGAGGATACCTACTAGACTATTAAAGTATTCTCCTAGAGTTAGAAGTGAAGAAGCTGACAAGGCCTTAAAACTTGCTTACTGGCCTAACCTTTCGTGGATAGATGCTTTAAATATGTTATCAACAACAGACGAGCAATTGTCTAAGGTTGCACCATTAATAAAGTTAGGTGCTGAAATAGGTAAGAATAAAGACTGGTTCCTAGATAGTACGATGGGTGTTGAGGGTTATTGGGAAAATAAGAAACCTGTTTTCGATTCAGCACTACCTTTAAAGATGTTAAGGGCAAATGTAAAAGAGCGACCTAATAGAAGCTTATACACTGACGATAGCATAACAGCAGCGATGATCTCTGCTAGAAACACAGTAGCACCAATTGGTATAGTCGATCAGATACTTGGAACTTACCACAATATAGCTAGAAAGAAGAAGCCTATAGGTGAAACACTTTCAAAGTGGGGCCCAATTAGATACGAAACTTTAAGTGCCAAACAGCAAGAGCATGAATTAAAAAAGCCTATCTATGAAATGAAGAATATAGAACGTGACATGAATGAGAAGATGAAGGACAAAGAAGACAAGCTTATCTGGGAGATGTTGAATGACTAAAGTAATGAAAGGTGCAAAAGACCAACCAAATAAAGACCTAGTAGACTATGACGACCTACCAAAGCCTGAAGTTGACCGGAAAGATGGACTACCAACCATAACTGAACTGCGTGAACTGTTTACGGATCTGTTCAACAAGAAGCAGGAAGTAAAGGTTGAGCAACCTGCACCTCAGATTTCAATTAGCATTGGTTTTGGTGGTGCTATGAATGGAATGGGTAAAACTATTGATAAACTACAGGGCCAGTCTTGTCGCCAACCATCCCGTAAAGCACAGAAACCTTCAAAAACTCCCTAAGGTCCTCTGCATCTTCTCTGTCTAGACCTATTGGTTCACCTTCAAACAAGCAATCAGAGCTAATTTCAAAAGTGCCATCATCATACTTGATACAATGGAGTTCACCTATCACTTGGTTTTTCACTACCTTAATCATCTATGTCCTCCACTTCGTATTCTTCTACTTTATAATCAAACGGGATAGCACAATTAGGACAAACATCAACATCATCAAATGTGTTGCATCCGCAGTACTCACAGGTCTTTTCGCACATGATTAGAAACTTCTCCATGTATTCTTCTCAGGTGGTAATAGGTATTACAGTTAATGTAATCACCTGACCTGCAATAGTAACAACTATCATTGTTGTACCTATGTTCTGTACGGCACATGTTCTCAAAAGGTATGTACCTCAGTCTGCTAGTATCAATCTTGTAATCAACAGCTATAGGTGCTTCATGCTTAACTACAGTTTGGCGGTCGTTCATTACCTGCTCTGTCTTTCCGCAACTCAATATTAGGATAACCATTATTATATACTTCAAGTGCTTTCCTCCGCTTCTCTTCAAATAGGTCTGTCTGTTTAGGTGTGTTGCTATACCAAGGCCGTCTAATAAATTCATCAACCACTTTCCTAGTAACTTCAACAAAAGATTTCTTACTCATGGATAAGGTACCTAGATAGCTGCGCATAAATGACGGCCCAATCTTCAGGTGAGAAGGAGATAAACTTATCGCAATACTCTAAAGGTTTAGTGACTGTTTCAGACACACGACCGACCTCTCCACGTTTTATGACATAATCATGACAGTAACAATTGAAGTGAACGGTATCTATTTGGCATCTTTCTACTTGCAAATTCGTGCAGGATACTAGTACAAGTAACAGTACTGTTGTTAAAACCTTATGGTAAATCATTGAAAGTGTCCCTCCTTTCATCTTCTGTTTTGGCCGCCCTAATCTTCTTGGCAATCTTATCTACTCTCATCACATCATAAGAGAACAACCCTATAAGCCTCAGTTTCGCCCACACAGGCTTAATCAAATAATCCAATGATAAACCTACCACTAGCCCAACAATGTAGCCTACAGGTCCACCAACTGTTATTGAAAGCAAGGAGGCAACCTTTTTAACAATAACTGATTTCATCACAGGTCTAAGTATCTCGAACAGTGGTAGGTTTTTCTTCATGCTATGCCTTGTATGCTGCAATAACAGACTTAATCATATCAAAAGCAACTTGACCTAGGAGAGCTAACTCTTCTTTTTCAAGGTCTCTAACGTTCATACCTTTAAGTCCAACAACACCTTCCTTGATAACATTAAATGAACCAAGTAGCTCACCAAGATACTTAAGATCACCAAGACTAATCTTGCCATCTTTAGCAATGTTAACACCAGTAATAGCTATTGGCTGAATAGCAGCAATTAGCTCACTGATTTCTTTAAACTCATCAACTTCATTTCCAGTAACACCATTAACTTCTGTCATTTTAAACTCCCTTTAATATAGGCCTAATTGCCAATAGAACTGCTGCACTTACAAACGGTAACAGCACTTTCATTTCTAATTCATGGACTGTGACTGAACCTTCTACATCAATTGCGTTCTCCATGATAATAAAATTATCGTACAACTTTTGCTTAACTGCAACTGGTAGTCTGGGCTCAACCAATATTACATCTAACCCTTTTACAAATGTCTGATTTCTAAGCGTACTTAACTTGACTGATTTCATTTTAACCCCTTATCTCTGAATGGTTTAAGTATATGTGCCAGAGTTTCTTATTGAAGTCTGGTATTTCTTCATGCTGTAAGCTTTCATGCGTACAAAGTATCAGTGATATTAGTAGATCATTGTCTGCCTTTGCCTGTAAAACCTTAATTTCAAGTTCTGTTAACATTGCATTTCGTGTAGTTGATTCTGCAATTAATTGCTCTAAACTGTTCACTTGTTCATCTCCTGTTTTAACCTTGACCTGTATAAATTCCACTCCTTCTTGGTGACATCACCCCAATGAAGTGCTTTAAGATACATGAACGGCACATCTTTCCACTGCCTACCCTTGTACCTACCTGATTGCACCATCTTCCACTTAGGGATAGTCCAACCTTCCTTTCTAGATATGCCATCAATAACAATTGATGCTTCCTGTTTGGTTAGGTCGGTAGTCACTTCATACCTGTCTAACACTTTAGCTTGAGCAGGTGTAAGCTTTGCCTTACTAAGTTTGTAAGGTTTACTAATTGGCATACCTCTCATTACATCGAGTAAGTCCTCTGGGAACTTCTTGCCTATAATCATATTAGATAAGTTGATTAAACCTTTACCTTCTATAGCTTTTGCCATCCTGACAATCTCCATAGTCCACCTTTTCTTAGTCTCAGTTAGTAAGGTTAAGTCAAGGTCGTCTAGGTAAGTTTCCTGCTCCTTTTTACTGTTAGCACCAAGTAAAACTTTGTTCATCTTCTCCCATTGTCCACTCTCTAGTATTGGAGTTTTTGAAGCTGCGTAAACTGTGCATTTAGTTTTACCTATCTCTGGACATATCCTTAAACCTCTACCACAACGTTGAACGTACATGACAACTGAACTAACCTTGTATGGCATATAGATCACTTGGATGTTCGGCGAATCGAACCCTGCTGTAAGCACATTGACAGTAGTAAGCACTTCAAGTGAACCTTCCTTGTTGGATCTAAAGTCATTCAGTGATTTAGTCCTAGTCCTACCTGTAAGTTTGGAAGTAATAGCAAGTGCGTTTACACCTGCCAACTCAAACAAGCTTGCAACATTCATGCACTCTTCTATAGTTTTCAAAAAGATGATCGCCTTCTGTCCACTGTGACTCTGTTTGTATGAAGCAATCATAGTCGAGTACAACTCTGTTTCATCTAATGGATTAACTGCTAGTACTTTTAATTCAGGTGGAACGCAATAGCCCAAGTCTATTAGCTCCTGTGTAGACAGTGAGAAGGCAACATCATCAAAGTGGTCTGTGATTAACTTATTTTCCTTTATTGGTGTAGCTGACAGACCTATCAAATTAACGTCTGGTAAAATAGCATCTATAGCTTTGTGTGTGTTAGATAAGAAGGCGTGGTGACATTCATCTATAAACACTAGCCCTATGTTAAGTGCCTTTATAGTTTTACCTGTGCTGTAGTTTAATTTGTTGGCCCACTCTTGCACCTTCTCTTCACTTTTAAATGATTGAATGGTTGAAACAATGCACTTTGAATCAGCTAGTGGTATTTCACTTGCTTGTAGCACATCACTTTTAATATCAAAGTGTTTGTAAAAGCTATCACCTGTCTGGTCAACTAAGATTGAAAGGTGTGATAAGAACAACACTCTTTTGTCAGGATTTTTAGCTAAGTATTGTTGAACGATACTTGCAGCGATAACAGTTTTACCACTTGCTGTGGCCAATGCACATAATACTTTCTTATTGCCTGCTTTAAAGCTGTCTCTTACTGCCTCTACGCAATTACGTTGGTAGTCTCTTAGGATTAAAGTCATTCTAAATGTTCCTTAATTACTCGCTCAATTATAGTCTCTCTATCATGCGAGATTGTAATACTGATACCATTTCTAGCACAATGCTTGTAAATCTTATGCTCTACATTGCGTATGCTATTGTTAAGTTGATTTTGTGCTAGCCCAATACCAAACGTATTGATATAGCAGTCTAACTCTATTATTCTTTCACCTCGACATAGCCTTTCATTCTTGAACATCACATCACCGTTAAGAACATTCACTCCCTGCTGTATTAGGTAAATAAGGTTATTAATAGTTAGTAAGTTTATATCTATATAACACCTTAAAGTTGCTAGCTCATAGATTTCTGGTTTTTGAACAATGTCAGCAGTAGCTACCTCATTATCAATAAAGCCTACGGAAACTTTTTCCATCACAGGTTTTAAATATGTTCGCCTGCCATCAAATAATGTTTTCATTCTATCTCCTTAGTTCTAATTTCATGCAGTAAGTGACAGACATCAATTTGGTACACATCACCTATGTCAGCTATTATTGAGATTGCTTTTTCAAGTTTAGCTTTTAGTGTTGCTATTTCAGCTTGCAACTTCAAAGATTCTCTATAGGTATCAGAGAAAATATATTTCTCTCGCTCTTTAGCTTCCTCTTTGGTTAGCCTGACAGGAGTTACTATGTGGTCACTCATTCAAACAACTCCCTAACATCATTACCCCATTGCCAGAACCATTCAAACCTATCATTCTTTAATGACTGAAAAGCGAATGAAGCTGACACAAGCAGTACCATTGGTATGACGTTGACTATTAGTTTTATTACTCTCATCTACTTGTCCTCCTCTTGCTCATCTTTAAAGTCTTTACATATATGTTCATCACGACAAAACATTTTCATACCTTTGACAATTCTAGTGCATGGTTTTTCCTCGCACTCCTTTTGCTTACTAAAATATGTCTCACTGTCTATAATTGAGCTAGAAGCACTTTCCAACTCCCTCACCCTACTATTAGCAGCTTTGAGTTGTTGCTCTAATTCAACTTCTCTTGATAGCTTCCATTTATTAAAATTACTGTCGCAATCCCAACATGGAGTCCTCTTATCAATATTATATTTACAAGTTTTACAACTATAATTCATCCCTTACTCCTCCAATTGTTTCAACGCTTGCCTAGCTATCGACTCAGAAACTTTTTCATGTAAATGGCCGTTAGCAATTTCTTCTAGTGCTTTTTTCAATCGCTCATTTTCTTGCTTAAGTTTGTTGATCTCTTGCTGTTGTTGTTTCCAAGCGAATTGTGCAAGTATTCTCGCATCCGTTTTATATGGATAATTTTCTAGCTGTATTAGTTCAAACTCTTCAAAAGTCATCTTAACTCCATCACAAAAAACATATAAGCATTACGCCAACTACTACATTTAAACTTCCTGCTATTAAGTACATCATTTATTCCCCATCCAATGGAAACTCAATATCGTATTCAGGTTGCCTAACATAATCATTGTACTCACTAGGATGAAAGACTATCCAATGATCACCACCTAACCTTGCAATATAAGCATACAGCTTCTTAGGTTTTGGTTTCTCAACTGGAAGTGTCCAATTGTTTTCAGCAAACTGCCTTGACGATAGGTATACACATATTCCTAGTTCGTGAACTATGCTAACAGCACCTATATACTTAACTGTTACAACCTTGCCGTCCGAGTTTAAATACTCTGGGCCCACCTTTAGCTCAATCATTTCTTATCCTTTGCAATCTGCATGTCCACCATCGCTACAACCATGTGCCTACAAGTAGCTGACAACTTTGACCGCTTCTGCTTAATCAGCTTGTACTCGTCAATGATTGACACACCTTCAAGTTTTAGCTCTGCTGAACTCTTAACTCTAGGTTTTGATAGCCCTAGTTTGTCGCTTGCCATTCTTGCCATTGTTAATCCTAGTCCTACTTTATTCATAATCTAACACTCCTTTGTTCTGCTCTTTGGTTATCTCTTCTATTAAGCTGTGTGCTTCACTTATTGAAGTCACAAAGCCTGCGACTCCGCCACCTTTGTTAATAACATTAATGAAGTCTATCTGCTCTTGTGGTCGCTTCTTGTTCGATGGCAACTTAACTTCCATTGCAACAAACACCCCTTTGTAACAACCTAGTATGTCTGCAACCCCTAATGGGATATGCTTGTTCATGTTCTTTCTAAACACCTTCTTAGTCGGATCGTACAAACCTGTATTATTCACTTTGAAAAAGTAACCACTAGGCAAGTATGATAGGAAGTCTAGGATCTGTGTCTCTAGTTGCTTCTCTGTCACTTGTAAAACCTTTCTGTAATCACTTCAATTAACTCTTCAATGTAGTAGGTAGCTTTTACCTTGTTAGCACAGTCACTAGAGTCACCGAAAAAGGGCTCACATAGAACAGTGTTCTTTCTGCCCTTCAAATTAATAAACCCTCTATCACCATTGACCACCTTCTTGATGCCTCTGTCCTTATTCATGAAAACATCAACTGCCACTTGGTTAACTATAGTTGCAAGTTCAAAATTGTTGTTTAATCCATAGAGTACTTGAGAACCGCACACCTTCTTATCAAATGCATTGAAGTGCATCTCTAACACAATATCTGAAAGGATCTCTGCCGCCTTTTCATGCGCTCCTATCTTCCCACCATTGTTGCGAGTAAGGACATAGATGTTCTTCCTTCGTCTGAATGGTGCTAGCACTTCTGACCAATAAGCATATTCAGTATCACCATACTTTGATGTTGCACCTTGGTTGTACTTATCGTGCCCTATGATAAAGGTTATCCTTGGGAATACTTTCTTAAACATTTCACACCGCCTTTAAATATGTCTGCTACTTTCCAATTGTTATTAAAAGGGCAAAGTCCATGGCAATAGTCCTGTAGGAAATCATCCATGCCCTTACAACTTATGCCTTTTGCCCCATGAGTATAAACAGAACGCAGAATTGTCCTAAATTGTTTCTTTGCTTTGTCATTGTACATTGGTAGTTGTTCAATAGACTTTTCTGCGTCCTGTTTTGTTTTACCCATCAAGAAAAAGTGCCTGCAAATGACGTAAGCTATTTGATGTCTGTTACCCTTAGTGGTAACTCTTTCAGCTAGCAACCAATCAATGCAAGGAGTAGAATAGTAATCGTGATTAACGCTACAATCAAATACAGGCAACTTTATACTTGCTAGAATCTCATCTAAAATACTGCACTTCTGGGCCGTCATATTTATTGGTAGCCCTTCGTTTGCTTTCGCCATTTCAATAACCTTTTCAAATGAAAGGTTACTCAAATCACCAAGGTAAACTTTATACATACCTGACTTACTGTTAATGGTATCTTGAACTCTCCACATTCTCCTGTTGGTGTAAACTGACATATCAGCATCACTGGTAAACTCTTTCACAATCTCTCTGACATACTCGAAACACCTGCTACCATTGACTATGTAAGGTAGGATGATGTGAAAGCCCTTTGAACCACTAAACCAAACATGCACATCAATCTCTATCCCCATGTGCCTAATAGCTTCAATTGCACACTTAGTTTGATTATACGCTTCGTATAAGTCTGGCGAATCAATATCTATATAAATAGGGCAAGACATTAAATCTGCGTTCGGAGAGTAACTTTGGATTGTGTAAAATTGCTCAACGTCTTGCCCTAAATTGCGAACCATTGTAAGCACTTGCCCAATAGAGATAAGTTGGTTACATCGAAACGTACCTTGCCTATCAACGTGTGAGTAGTACCTACAATCTTTCACTTAAAATAAACCTGTATCACTTTTAGTTTTACCGAAGTCTTCTACGTCTTCTTTCGCTTGGTCTGCTTTAGCTTCCTTTAACAACTCAGCATCAGTCTTAGTTGGAACTTCAACTTCTGTTTCCTCTTCACTAAAGTCTGGCACGTCACTTGTTGAACCTGAACCGCAAGCTTCTAGCTTTCTCAAGTTCATAAAGATCTTAGTCGGATCTTTCTTTGAAGATGTACCCTTTGCTGTTCCTGTGAATACGCAACTGATTAACTGTGTAGGTAGGATACCTTCCATCAACACTTCCTCTGTGAAGAACAACTGCATAAACCTAATAAACTCAGCTTGAGCAAAGTCACTATTGCCGTAGAAGATGTTATAGTTCATTCCTTCTGCTTCACTGTCCTGCTCACAAGCAAGTATAGTTGTTTTAACTAGAATGTTGTCATCGTCCTTCTCTTCAACTTCATTAACGATAAACTTGTAAGTTCGTCCGTCTGTTAGCTCAAAAAACCCACTCTTCTTAGCTTCCTTCAGTTCCTCTTTCGTTACTTTAAATCTGCTCATGTTATGCTCCTTGTTTTAATCAGTTCTAAATTAACTGAATGTTTACCAACTATTTTAAAATAAACTTTCTCTCTTTCGTCTATAGCTTCTTGCCTTGTAGGGAAGTAACCAAGGTCGTATGTTTTGCATTTATGTGCAAACCTAGCTCTCCACTTTCCTTTATTCTTATCTATACCAACAAAGCCTGATGTGTTGTTGCTTCTGAACTCGGGTTGCGTTCTATTAGCAGCTTGCTCTTTAGGTGTAGACCACCTGCAATTGTCTGGTGTGTAATTTTTATCATTATCTATTCTATCTAAAGTATGTCCTTTTGGAATGTCGCCCATGTCCTCATAAAAGTTAAGAAACTTAACAGACCAACGATCACAAACTTTAATACCTCTACCACCGTATCTATGGAAGTCCCTGTACTTCTCATAAGTACAACGCATTCTCATATTCTTCCAACAAGCGTAAATCCTACTGTAAGACATGCCATGATGTTTTTCACCTTTCACTTTTGCGACTCCATCAACTTCATAATAGTTTTAAAGTCACTAGGTATCTCTCTCTCTAATGGTTGATACCTGCTCTTACAGTTACAAGTTCGGTCTGACTGTGTTTGCGACCAATACTTAGTTTTATTGTTTTTATCTAGGCCTGCCATTAACATTAAGGTAATGTCAAAATAACCATTCAACTCTGCTTTAAATGAACCTGATAAAGTAGGGAATAACTTATAACCACCTGTCACTTCATCCTTACTCATACTAACCATTGTTGTGACTATTACAGGAGTAGGAAACTTTCTTGTAATCAGTTCACATATCTTTCTAAGTTTAGCTAGAAGTAGTGCAAAATCATCAAACGAAGCTTTCTGACCTGTCTTCACTATTGAGTCATAAAGTAGTGCTTGTAACCTACTAATACTATCCATGACCAAGTAATCAAACTTGTGTTTCTTAGCATTTAACATATACCATTCGATAGCATTCTCGAACTCTTTGAAGTTGAATATCTCTTCATAGTTAAATTCACAACCTCGTATAGTTGCAAGTCCCGACTCACAATCTAATATGAGTAACTTTTTATGCTTACTAACTGTACCTAAATAATGTGTCTTGCCTACACCAGACAACCCTTGCAATAAAATGTTGGGCCACTTGGTTTTTATGTCTTTGCTACTTCTCATTGCAACTCCTTTATATCTTGCCTGTCCTTATGTCTGTTATATTGTTTTTTGTATTTCAATATGTCATCAACACTTTGCAATTCTAACTTTATGGTTTGGTTTGTTTTGTTTATTATCACATTATCTGGAAAGATAAATAAACTGTATGACCAAACACCATTAACGCCACATCTGTTTTTTATATTTACACATCTGTAACCATCGTTCTCAATTACATCAGAATAATGTTCTGAACCTGTCTCTATAAGTAGTTCTGAAATGTTAACAAATCTTTCATTTGTTACAAAGTCAATGTCTCCAACGTCACGAACTGGTATTTTTCCTGCAAGTATCAAAGCTACACTTCCACAAAGTGTATAGTGAGGGTATCTCTTTTTAGTTGCTAGAGAGTAGTATAATGCCTCTGTAAATCTCATTCTATCCCCTCATATTTACGAACTATTTGAGCTACTGCCATACTGTCAAAGATGTTGTACTCCTTTAACTCTCTCAGAAAGTGCTCTTGATCTTCTGGATTCTTTTTTAGTGCTAGGTTGACCAAGTACTTTGCAAACATCTTGGGCACCATTGAGCCCTTCATAGGCTTACCTTCCAAGTCTAACCCGTACAGATAAGCATCAAGTGAACCTCTCTGGCTTGATTGACTAGACCAACCGAAGTAGTTGTCAATGTCTGTATTCTTTTGCTTCAACACTGTAGGCACTGGCAAATTGTTAGCTAAGAACCTACCAACTAACATTGGTTGGTCAAAAGTGTTAGAAGTCTTGCCGTAAAGGTGTGATACATCAGAGAGTTGAACCGCAATATCCTTCAGCAATTCCTTCTCATTAACATTAAAGCAATACCTAACATCAGTAAGGTCATTGATGTTGACGATTGCTATTGATACAATTCTAGCTGTCCACCAACTTAGAGCAGATTTACTCAAAAGTTTAGCTCTCTGATCGTCAAGGTAAGCTTTGATCTTTACCGGATCTTTGTAATTGGAAGGTGCGGAGAGGTGGATCTTGTCTATCCAACCTACTGCCCTACTGTTCTCTGCGGTTTCACAATCATAAGCACAATTTATCATAACTATTTCTCCTCTTTGTTTAACTTAATGGGCATCAACATCGATGTCTCAGTCTCATCCGTAGAAGTAACAACCATAGCTTGTGTGTCGCTCGTAGGGATAGTCATTGTAATTGTCTGTGTCTTTGTACTCTTTCTAACAAGTGCCTTACAAAGTGCTTCTAGTTGCTTCTGATTGAAAGTGATAGTGCCTAGTGTTTCACCTTTCATCTTAGTCATAATCTTGTCGATGTCAGGGTACTCATTAACATTACTCAACTTCACGTTAGCAATACTGGTAGTAAGTAGGTCGTCACCACAAGAAGCCTCAACCGCATACTTTGACTTTGCAATCAACTTTAGTGCTGGCCATTGGTCTACATGGATATACATCTTGCCACCAACATTGCTAAGTATCTGCTGTAAACCATCGTCCATTACTTGCTTTTTAAAAGCTATGTAACCATTAGATGAGGTTATCACAGCTTTGTCGTCAACCTTGACTATCTCAATATGTTGTAACATTGGTCTAAGGTCATTCTTGTCTACAGCGTAGAACGCCTTTGACATTGCCTCAAACGTGTTTGGATTAATTGTAACCATTGGTTTTGCTCCTTGTAAGTGCTGTTATGTTAAGCACGATTGTTATTTCTATGTACAAATAGTAAGTGTAAGCAACTTGTCATTGCAAATATAATAATTAGATAGCTAGGTGCTTAATTATCAGTTTTAGTGAAGTCTCGATTCTGTCTAGTTGTGTTTTAGGCTTAGGTCCTTCAGATAACTGCCCATTGTTGGAAACATAACCTTTAAGGAACTCTCCGCCCCTGTTAGCAATCCACCATTTAGCTTCTGTCTCATTCATTAGGACATCTAGTGAGCAATCATCAAATAAGTCTGACCTGCAATTCACGCCCCAAGCAACCTGTTTTGGTGACCCTGTTAATTCTGGTAATTCGTTAAAGTTCATTCTGTTATTCTCCTGTTTTCTATCCACCATGATGATGAAAGTTTATCCATTAATTCGTTTATACCTACTAGCCCACCATGCACTAGCTTTCTTCTAATCTTTGATGCCCAAGTAATCTGCTTAGTTGTGCCTGTTAGTCGTGGCCAATTGTCTGCCATATCCTCTGACACCAACTTGTCACAAAGTCTCTGATCTCCGAACTTCTCTTTGTGTGCTCTTATCATCTCAATCTCTACTTTGTACTTTTTGGTAAACTTCTTGCTGTACTTTCTAGCTTTCACTTAACCTCCTGTAATCAGGTCAACCTGTAATTTTGGACATAACTCTTCCAATAAGAAGGGTAAAGTACTCAGAGGTTAGCTTTAGCGTCCCCTCAGGTGCAACCCTTTCAGTTTTAGGTATTATTTCAACCTTTCCAAGAACTCGTACATCAGCGTATTGCTCTAACTTTACCCTCCAAGTTGTTACACTTGGTATCACCGCTTATTTCCCTTGTTCTAGTCACCACTATTTGTGGTAATTTTACAGCCCCTAGCTTTATTTCAAAGAAGGTTGTCACAACGGTATTTAGCTTGTACCGCAATACTTTCGCCTTTATGTTGGGCTTAGTTGTAACTCTATCGCTAGTAGACCTGACCCTTTGTTTATAAGAGGAAGTGGACGGCGAGTTGCTTAAATTCGCTAACTTATTCCTCTTTGCTTTAAGTTGTCGTGTGCCAAAACAGATAAATGCACGTTTATGTTGTTTTATTACTTGCCTAAATGTGAATGAATTAATAAGGTTAATCATTCTGTTTGATAAATCCCATTACATTTACTGTCAAATAAATGAAGTAGTGGGATTATCACCTCTTTTTTCAAAGTTGATAAGTTATTCACCTAAAAATCTAACCCCACTACCATTATCTGTCAATCAATAAATTTAAACACCACAAACATAAGTATGGACAGGAACGCAAGTAGGATGAATGCATTTAAGGTTGGATCAATCATTGGAGTTGAACCTCAACTTATCCTTACCAAGCATCTTTTCACTTGCTCGAACTTTAGTTTGTTGCTCTCGAACCACACTCTTTAGGTCGGCCAGAAACAGATTAAAGTCTGTGTTATTCCTGCCCTCATTATAAGCACCTGTTATCTCATGCGCAAAGTGGTCTTTTAAAATCGGGTATACACCTTTAATGGATAAGAGGTTGCCAACACCATGCCGTTCAATGAGCTTTATCAGTATTTCTAGTTCAATGTTAATAGGTATCATTCGTTATCCTTAGTAGTTAGCTTGAAAAGTAAGTACAAGATCAATGTAATCAGCTTCGTAAACAACTTGTCAAACAAGGTTAATAGGTAGCTCCCCACGCTTACAGTTACTAGTGCAAGCATGAAGGAGAGAGGTAGAAAGGGAATATGTTCAATGGGCATTATCCAACCTCCCCAACTTGCTTTATCCGTTCAATAGTTAAAGACAATCGCCCGTTCTTAATCCCATTTGAAATGCCTTTAATTAGGTAATGACAGTTTAGCTCTAAATCACTGGCAAGATTAACCTTGATTGAACTAACTAGCCTACCACTAACCTTGCCCTTGAAGTTGAAAAGGTTATCACCTAAGTATTTAGCTAGTACTATTACTTGGTCTTGCATTTAGTACTCCCATATGTGGCCTAGAGCAGGCAGTAAGTCGTCAAGGTTGGTAGTTTCACTGATTATGTAAGGTTTCATCTCATTATAGTCAAACGAACCCCATTCAGTCTCGAATCCAAGTACTAGAGCATTACCAATGCCATCAGCATCAGGTAGGTCAGTGACGTAATATTCCCAGTAGTTTTTGGTAATTATGTGCTTTACCACTTTGTACTTAATGTCATGTCTAAGTTGTTTCATTATTCGCATGTTGGCGCCTCTTTAATTAGTGTCATTTCATCTTCATATAACTCAGTAATGTTTGGGTTAACAGTATCAACTCTAGCACGAATGGTTGGTCCATCATCAGTGTAGAGTATTTCAGGGACGAACTTTTCTATCTGCTCGTAATAGAGGAAATCATTACCTAAATCGTCTACACTATTACCCTCAAATGAAACGATATCACCAACATTGAACCTAGATTTAATCTTGAGAATGTCACCATGTTTAACTTCAATTATCATTAGTTGCCTCCTATATGCCATGAATGTAGTTATCTGCTATTATTTCACATTGATTATACTTCTTGTCAGTGTCAATGTTATCACTTTCCAATATGCCACCGCCTGCATCGTACCTAGCTTGCAAGCTTTCCCATATCTCAGGGAAGCAAGATTGAAGCTTTACTAAGTTGATGCTATCCGCTCCCCTCATTGCCGCAGCGATAAGAGAGTAGAATGGTAGTGAATGAAGTCTTTGTGATACTTTGTAATCAATTGCATTTAAGTGCATGTTGCCTCCTTAAGCTATAGCCGTCCTATAACTGTTATTAATAGTTTTACTTCCATATTTAGTGCGTATTTCATCAAGTGAACGTTTGCCTTTGTAAAATGACTTCTTGCCAGTAGATGGAGCAAAGTACCATGATGCTTTTTTAGGGGACCACCTGAATCCGTTGCTCTTGAATATGTCTTTGTGAAGCTTAGTATCTCCAGTTATCCATATCCAGCACCCAATCAACTCAATATGAATATCATGTAAGTGCTTGATCGCATCAATTGCACTAGCTAACTCATCGCTAATAGTTGAATCTTGTTGCTTAGTTTCATCAACAAATATAGGTAAGTTGTCCTTTAGCCAACTATAGGCATTGTTGATTAATTTCATCATGGTGTCAGAGGTTAAGTCGTTTAGGTCAGAATGGTACTTCCTTGCCATTGAATGGTAGACCTTTTTGAGATCTTTCAGCTCATAGATTGAAGCTTTAATCTGTAGAATGTTTTGTGCGTCTTGATATGTCATAGTTATAGTCCTTTCATTCGTAGTAATATTTCATCAGATATTTTGTTTATTGCCGTCATGTTTAGCATGTTATCAGTAACAAGTAGTAATAAGTGACGGTCTTTAAGTACTTCAATTAGTAGCCTGAATTGCTGCCAATTGCCGTTAGTTGAATGTGTCTCTATTTGCTCAATGTAAGTCAGGTCATTGTATTTGTCGCCTAGCTTTGCTGTTCTATTTGTCATAGTGTTTACTCCAGTCCTGTAATAGTTCTAATGTCTAATAGTCGTCTTCTAATGTCGCTAACTTGTACCGTGGTATCTTTGTGAAACTTTGGTAAGTTGATGTAGTGAAAGAGGTCATTTAGCGCTTCGTCTTTACGATCAAGTGAAAGCTCTAGCTCTTTAATGCGCTCCTGAAGTTGTTTGATGTAATTCATGTTATCCCTTTACCAGTGTTGCAACTACAGTTAGTGCAAGTAGTAGTATTATTAGTGTTGGTATTGTCATTGGTTGGACCTCATTTGACAGGTTATGTTACTGTCATTGTTAATCGTTATTGATTAATGTAAGTGTAGAGATACAGGTCTAGATAGTTGCTGTCAAGAACTATTATCAAGTTAATTCACATTAATTACAGATAAATTTTAGGTGACTGCTCTTGAATGAAGTTGAGGGAAGTATGCAGATAGTAGTTAAAGGGAGACAGCTTGTCTAATAGATTTTATCTATCAGGCAATTAAGGTGATAGGTTTTATCTATCGGTGGTGGTTATCATTATAGGTGGTAGCAAGTGAGAGAGCGAAGCGATTGATCGAATAGATCGAGAGCGACTACAAGTGGTTATTGTTTGTATTATTGGTAGTGGTAGGATGGTTGGGTTGACAGGTGGAAGGTTGAGAAAGAGGGGAGAAAAGGGAGAGAGGAGAGAGGGGAAGATGGGTGAAGTTGTCTAAGTTACCCACCATTAACCCCATCCATCCACTCCCACACATCCACCCATCCACCCACCCTTACCCAATCCCACCAACATCATCTACAACACCTATCCCATCCACTTGACCGATAGAGATACTCTATCAGGTGGAAACAGGCAGTAGCAACCAAGTGCAAGAGCTACCAATCCTAGACACCAGCACAGGAAGGAGTTTGAAGGAGGAGGGGGTGGGGGGTTGTTTTTGGTAGGTTATATATAAATGTCTTTGGACCTCCCACATTTTTAGACTGGATTAACATAATTTGCACCCACTTGTAGCATCACTGTCTTGTCTGCTCGTTTAAAGTTGACAGCCTACAACCTACTAGAGCCGCCGATTCAGCAACTACTCCCCCACATTTTTCCAACGAATTAACGTAAAACACTGCACCTGTCACCTCCCACACTTTTGACGGCTTATATTACAAAACCACCTAGCTGACCACCTACACATTTTTCGGCCCAACTAACACTTTTCCTACCAAGTCTGCTGCCCACTACCACCTGTACCAACCACTAGGCTGTCACCTACTTAATCCAGTCTAAAATTTAGACAGTCTACTAACTACCAGAGCGCCCGCTTAAACATTCCCCAACTACCTTTAATCACATTACCTCTACAGCTAATCGTTTCACTCAACCTACTAAGTCCAAGAGCGTCCCCTAATTTTTACCTTCACCACTCAAACGTCTACGTTTTCACCCTAACCTAAGTACAAGAGCAGCCCATCAATCCTCCCAATGCGTCAGTAATAGTGCTTGCCTCTAGCTGTTCATGTGTTAATCTTGGAGTAACGGGGGATATTAGATGGATAAATTAAACGAGAAGTACTTGAAAGTTGTTGACGATATGGTAGATATGGCAAGTGGTGTATCAGAAGCAGAAGCTATGGCACTTATTGATGCGTACACGTTCAAAGCTGTTCTTAGTTGCAATCAAAAACTAGATGAAATGAACAAGACATCCGGTTCAACATCAGACGGCTATCACACGTTCGATGAGCTATATATGCATAGGCATATGTTGTGGATTAATTTGTGCCTATTAAATAAAGATTGCTGCTATGTGATTGAAGACCACTACAAGAACTGGTTCCTATTATGCATGAACTCAGCTTTCGGTCAAGTGAGCTACCATTGTCCTAATTCATTATTGCAATTCGTTGAAGGTATAGAGAGGAAGAAGGATCACGAGTTCGATGGGCATACATCTGATGATGTGGTTAGAAGGCTTGGCAAAATAGCAATAAGTATGAGGGATGATTAGATGAAAAGAAACATAATTGTAATTGCAGATCCACACCTAGGTTCAAGTCATTCGCTTTATACTTGGAATGAGTTTATGGATATACTGGCAAGAGCAGACGAGAATACATTAATTGTGTTGCTCGGTGATGTAATTGATATTAAGGGAGTGAAAAAGAAGCATGTAGGATTATGGAGAAGTAGGCAAGAATGGTTGGAGACAGTTCAGCATGTAGTCTATTTGTTCGGTAACCATGACAAGAAAGCACCTAAGACTCAATTAAACTATGTGTTCATATTTGAAGGAGTTTTATATACCCATGGAGCAAAGTATATCTGTTATTCAGATGAAAAGATGCACGAATGTGAAATAGGTAGAGGTGGTAGAGGGTTCTTTTCATACAGAATCTACGCAATATATAAAGTCGGCATAACAGGTTCAAATAGAAACTTGGATAAACCTTATACTTTAAGCCAAGAGCGAATAGATAATTGCATTTCACTTGTAAAGCAATACAGACTTAAAGGTTATAATATTCATACGATTAGAATTGGTCATGTTCATGGCCCATCTAGCGTATATATTGAAAAGGAAAGGTTAACAATTGAGACATGTAAGCGTGGTGAGACTTATTATCCAAAGGATTTAGAGTGAGAATAGCAGACGATGGTAGAGTAATTGTAATGCTCGGTGTGAATATGCTAGATGGCACAGGCAAGATTATGCCTTACCTGATTAATCCAGATATGGGTAATAGCGGTTCAACAGGTCTACCAGTTACGTTTAGTCATGGTGGGAAAGATTTTGAGTTCTCGTATTATAACAAATTCACTGGAAACGGTGTATATAGAGAGGTATGATTAACATACGCTAATTGAAGTTCTATCTGACAATAGGATTTTCAGTGCGGAATCATAGTTAAGTTGGTCATAACGAAAGCCTGTCACGCTTTTATCACGAGTTCGAATCTCGTTGGTTCCGCCATTTTTAACACAGCTCAGGGGGGGGGGTAAATGTTAACATCACTTGAAATAGCAAAAAAGTTTAACATTTTACACAAGAATGTACTGAGATCGCTTAGAAATGTTGCAATAGAGAATGATTTGAGTATTACAGAAAGCTACTACAATACAGGTTATAGGAACTGCAAATGTAAATATTACGTAGTAAGTGAAGCACTTTATAAACATTATAGGGAATATACAAAGACAAGGATATCACTATGCCTAAAAGAGATTGCTGCAATTGATACAATAGAGCAAGTATTAAACGTAAAGCTAGAAAGGCAGTTTAAGTGTGGTAAATACAAAATTGACGGCTATGATAGTATTAACAAGGTAGCTTATGAGATTGATGAACAACATCACAGGCACAATATCGAAGAAGATTTATCTAGAGAGGAAGAGATAAAACGGTATTTAGGTTGTACATTCAAAAGAGTAAAAGTGTAAGCTACGTTCATCGGGCAAGTAGATCAATTGGCTAGATCAACGGTTTTTGGTACCGTAGGTTGGCAGTTCAAATCCGCCCTTGCCTGCCATTTCATTATAGATTATAATTAACAGATGAATAATGACGAAACATTGGAAGAGTTTCTAGGTAGAGTTGATGACCTAGCACAAGAGAGCGCACCTACCGAGTACAGTTACTTGGATAAACTTGCCAGTAAAAAGGAAGAGTATTCAAGAGCAGTTGAGGCGTTGGGCCCAAACGATCCATTGGTGAAGAAGATGGGTGAAGAGGGTTCTAAGTACGAAAGGTTAGTCAACTCACATTACTTCAATAGTCCAATTGACAGAAATCAGGTAATACCATCACTTAAAAGAGACATTGATCCAGCGATTAACCTTGAGAACAGGATGAAAAGCGCAGGTGATTCAGTCAGTGAAAGGTATTTAGACAGAGATTACAGCAATAAAGTTATAAATAGTGGTGACAGGTTCCCAATTGAGGGGATAATGCAAGAGAAGTCTTACGGATTCTAGGGGAAGTTTATGCCAGCATGGTCAGAAATAGTGAAAGCACAGGGTCAAGAAGAGTTAAACAAGCTTAAATACCAGCAAAAAGCGATAACTAGTGAGTTTAAGCAGAGAGAACTTGATATCAAGTCTCGTCTAGATAAGATAGATTATCTGTCTAAACTAGGTGTAAATGCAGAAAATGTGCTTGGTCAAGGCAATCCACAGGAAGCAAGACCAGTTCCAGAGCAATCACAGCAACCAAACACAGTCGAGACACCAACTAATACGCCATATATCGGTTAAACAGTTTGACACAAGTTATAATGCGTACGACTATTAATGTATGCAATATGATTTAACCAGAAATATACCGAAGTCTATCCAAGAGAAGCGCAATAATCTACCAGAACACATTAAGCAGATGAGTGAGGATGAGTTAGAGCAGAGTTTTGTGCCTAAAATTGCATTGTACCAGATCAAAAACAGGATATGGGAAGAGATTGAGGGGAAAACCAAGGATCCAAACAAAGTTATAACCATGGCAACTATAGCTGTTGGGTTATGTGCAGAAGATACACTTGCTAAATACATGAATAATGATTATATGCTTGCGTGGTTTCTAACACCAATGGCAAATTATGACACTATTGCTAATGCAGTTCTAGCAAAGGCAACCAAGCGTTATGAAGATTTGATAAGTATGGACATTAATGTAACTAGAAAGCGTAAAAATGCTGACGGTGAGATCGAATACTATACAGAAGTTGACTCCAAGAAAGCTGAAATACTACTACGAACAATTCAGAATATTGAGGACAGGGTGCTTGGTACAGCTATACAGAAGAACATCAATTTAACAGGTGATCTAGACAAGAATGAAGAGGTTAAGGTTGAGTTTAATATGGAAGACCTTAACAAGAAGATTGCTGAATTGGAGGACAAACTAGATGGGAAGGGGCAGAAAGATGGAGCTACTAAAAAAGACGGCATCGGAGAAGCGATTATCGTGGAGGGAAGCTCAAGTTCTAGTGAGTGACGCTGTGAATGACAATGACTATAAAGCTTCGATTGCATTAACAGAAGATGTTAAGCGATTGATGAAACACAATGCTAAAGTTGGCAGAGATATATTGAAGGTAATTGAGAGTAAAATCAAGGGGGGATGGTGAAAATTGAAACAGTAATAGGTGTAACAAGTAGAATAGCTGCATTTGACAAGGTGTTAAAAGAGAAGGTTGCAGAACTGGAAGTTAAGTACGAAATAGCAAATGTTTCAGTTATACCTGCAGACAGGACATTATATGGAATCATTGGATACAAGAGAAAGGCTACTCGATCTAAAGCTCAAAAAGCTAGTAGCGCTGGAAAAAGCAAGGAAGTATAGGGACGAATTACCTCATATATACGGCAACAAAAAGTACCAGTGGCAGCAGGACTTCTGTGATGCAAAGTTTACTCATAGAAAGCGGTTCCTGTGTGCAGCAAACCAGATTGGGAAAGTACAGCCAAACGATGAGATAGTGCTTACGACTAGAGGTTACAAAAAGAATGGTGACATAGTTGTTGGTGACTACGTTTACGGTTCAGATGGTAAGCCCACAAAGGTTCTTGCTGTATTCCCTCACAAGGATTGGGAGTTTCACAAAGTAACATTTGACGATGGAACTTACACCTTTTGTGGAATGGAGCACAAGTGGTTAACTACAAGTGGGCAAGTGTTTGATACCAAGGAAATACAGAAGTTGCTGCCATACGGTATCTCAGTAGACTACTGCAAGAACATTCAGTTTCCAGATATGCCAAGCACAAGCAAAGAGGCGAGCTACTACCTCTCAGCAAACTACGACTTCACTTCTAACGTGTCGCTGTGTAGAATCCCCGAAGCTATAATGACAGGAAATGCACTTCAAAGACTTGGCTTCCTTAATGGTGTGATGGATAGAACTGGTAGAGTCCTTCCTGCAAGGGCAGGTGGGAGTTTGTCTTTCCATAGTAAAGCTCATCCTGCAATTAACGATTTCATTAAATTGGTCACTTCGTTAGGTGGGTGGGCATATCAAGTTGGGACAACTCTATTCTTGGGTATCCTATCGAAAGGTATATTCCACCAGAAGAATAAGACGATGGCATTGCACAAAAGAGGTGAGCCAGCTAAAAAGGTCAAGACGTTCAAGAAGATAGAGTTTTGGAAGGTTGCTGATGGTCAATGTATGACTGTTGATAACGAGGATTCAACTTACCTGACTTCCAAGTTTAACATCGTAACTCATAACTCATCTATTCAAATTAGAGATGTGATTGATATAGCAACTAAGCCTGAAATATGGGAAACGCTCTGGCCTGTATTAAAGACAAATACGAGTGCAGTTCCTTATGGGTGGTATCTTTATCCTAATCAGGACACTGTTATGGCAGAGTTTGAGACTAAATGGATAAAGGAAATATTGCCTAGGGGCTCAATGGAAAAACATCCTTTGTATGGATGGAAGGCAAATATAGTTACAAAGGTGTTGAAACATATAGACTTTAACTCAGGGTTTAGGTTGTATTTTAAAACCTACAACCAAAATGTAAGTGACCTACAATCGGGGACCGTTTGGCTTATCGCATTAGATGAAGAAGTTAAAGAGGCATTACTTCCAGAGCTTGAAGCAAGATTATTCGCTACAGGTGGCATGATGTCAATGGCATTTACAGCAACACTTGGTCAGGATATTTGGAGAAGGACTATTGAAAATGTTGGCATGAAAGATGAGCAGTTTCCTCATGCTTGGAAGAGGCAGATCAGTATGTATGATTGCCTTGAATATGTTGATGGAAGTGACACACCTTGGACTAAGCAAAAGATAGAGATAGCCAAACAATCATGTAAAAGTGAGAACGAGGTTGCTAGACGTATATTTGGTAAGTTTGTCCTAGAAAGTGGACTACTTTACTCAGGGTTTAAGAGGGCAAGAAATTTTAAGCCATTCCCTGTGAAGAAGGATGGCACAGTATTTTATGGTTGCCCTAAAGGTTGGGACGTTTACTCAGCAGTAGATTACGGTTCAGGAGGAACGGCACACCCATCGGCAATTATATTTTTAGCTGTGAATAAGCAAGTGACGAAGATAAGGGCGATCAAGTGCAAGAGGTTTGATAGTGAAGGTGACTTTACAGCAGCAGATTTATATAAAGCGTATGTGAAGCTGAGGAAAGAGTTAGGAGTTGTACCAGTAAAACAGGTGTACGATGGAGCAGCGAAAGACTTTGGAACCATTGCTACAAGGGCAGGCGACACTTTCTTTAAAGCAAACAAAGACCACTCAGAAGGAGAGCTTGCTCTAAACTCAGCATTTAAGACTGGCATATTTGTAGTTTACGATGATGAGGAAGGTGAAGGTGATAAGTTGTGCAGAGAAGTAGAATCACTTACCATTGGTTACAACAAGAAGACAGCTAGGGACGACCTGACTGATACAGCTAGATATGCAATGGTGGCAATACCTATAAACTGGCATGATGTATTGGCAGGTAAAACAGTAAAATTGAAGGGCAGCAAAAAGGAAGTGTATAATGACAGACAAGAAAACGGTAGATTCATGTCAAGGAAAGACGAGAAAGACACCGAAACGCACTACAAGGACGAGTTCAACTTCTGGAACGATCAGTTGGGAGTCGATCTGTAAAGCAATTGAAGTTTGCGGTGAGAACGGTGTGACCAGTTTAAAGGTTGGTGAAGTGGAAGTTTTATTTGGAGCGAGAGCTATTGCACCTAAACCGCTGATATGCGATAATGAAAAGGAAGTAATTGAAAATGGAGCGAGCGAGGACGAGGAAGTTGAGCAAATTGATGAACATATCACCATGCTTGAAGACCCACTCTCGTATGAAATGCAACAATTAAAAGAACTAGGTGAGCAATAATGTCCGAATTTACACTTTCTAAGCTTAACAAAATGTATGAGGATTCTAAGAGCGCAGATAGTAAGATATTTGCTGAACAGAGGACCAACTTAAAGCTTAGGAATGGTGAGCATTATAACAAGCAACACATATCAAATGTTGATAATGGCAGGTCTAGGGGTTTTGTAAATAATGACCAGAAGATCAGATTGACGAAAAACCATATCCACAGAATAACCAACGAGTATATTAATTACATTTTAGAGAATGAGCCAGTTGTAAAAGCAAGCCCATTGAATGAGAATGACGAGCACGACATTAAGGTAACTGAACACTATAATGGCATTTTTGATTGGGTTAGACGCACCAACAATTGGGAAGCTAAGCAAGAGAACCACGTTCAAGACATGATGGTCATGGGCGAGACTTACGGAAAGGTTTACTTTGATTACTCTAAAGGCAATCCAGTTGCACAGACAGAGCAAGGCGAGATAATTAAAAGTGGTGAGTTTGTAATTGAAAAGATCCTACCATTTGAATTAAAGAGAGATCCAGCCGCTAAAAGTGAAGACGACAACAACTGGTATATCCACGAACAATTGATTGACCTTGACGACTTCAAAAACCTGTTAAGGAAAATGAATCCAGACTTATATGCTACTTACGCCAACACAGAAGATGGTTCAGGTGGTTGGACTGGTGAGAGTTATAATGTGTTTGACACTAACTCGCTAGAGTATGTAAGAGTTCAAGGGAAAGTTTACATAAGGGAATTGTTTAGAAAGCCTAGTGCAAAATATGAGAAAGGTGTCTATTGCCTTTGGACTAAAGAGCATAAGGTTATTCAGACAGGATTACCAAAAGGTATTTTCCCAATTGCTAGAGGTGTGTTTGACGAATTAACAACAAGCCCTAGAGCATCGTCTATCATTAGAGTTTGCCGACCTTACCAAGTTGAGATTAACAGATCGGCAAGTAAGATGGCAGAACATCAGATTACTTTAGGTGATGATAAAGTTTTCATTCAAGGTGGAACTAAACTATCCAATGCAGGAAAGTTTGATGGTGTTAGAGCTTTCAAAGTTACAGGTGAAGTGCCTGTAGTAGTTCCAGGCCGTAGTGGTGAACAGTATTTAAATTATCAACTATCACAGATAACTGAAATGTATGAAGCTGCCAACCTTGGGCATTTAAACCAAGACAAACAAGGTGCAGGCGATATGATGCTTGAGCTTTATAAGGGCATGAAGCAGAAGAAGAAGTTTGTCATTTACCTTAAAAAGTATTCAAGGTTTGAAAAGAGCATCTTCTCTATAGTTCAGAAACTAGCTAAACACTACATATCTGATTATCACATAATTAAAATTGCAGGCACAGGCGAGCAGTTAAACGTGGCTGAATTTAAGCAGATGAATGACAACGGTTTTGAGATTAAACTTGATTCAACTGTTGGTGATGTTGATACATTGTTTGGCAAGATGGTTCAGTTTACTCAGGTTCTACAGTACGCAGGCTCTAGCCTAGCACCAGATCAATTAGGTAAATTAATTAGAGCATTACCTTTTGGAAATAAAGAGAGAGCTTTTGACTCTCTTACATCAGACGAAGACAATGCAATCAATGATATTTTAGAGTTAGATAGGGGGCAAATGTTGCCTGTTAATATCAACGAAAATCACGAGTATATAATTAAGTCGTTAGTTCACAGGACTAAGAAGCCTAACTTTAAGTTTCTAGCTCCACAGATCAAACAACTATATCAATTTAAAATCCAACAGCATGAGAAGTTTTTAGAGCAAAAGAAACTTGAATTGCAACGGTCTGAAATGGGGATGATACCTAGTGGTGGCTTCCTTATTACAGTAAACGCCTCTTGGACCAATCCAGTAAGGAATAAGATTGAGAGGATTAAACTACCTGCTGACTCATTAACTTGGTTAGCAAACAAAATGTATGAACAAGGAGTGTTCGCAGAAGAGATGAGACAGATGCCACAGTCAACGGTAGCTGGATTAAATAACAATACGGTAAACGGTCAACAAGGTGTGATGCCTTCAAACCAGATGCCACAACTTATGCCGCAAGCATAAAGGGAATCTCTTATGGGTACAGAAGAAAACACAATTAACAGCATTGAGGATCTACAGAACATAGATTTTGATTCGGTTGACACTGATGAAACTGCTGCAGTTGAAGGCGACAACGGACAAGAAGACGAGACACCTACAGACCATCAACTAGATGATGCTGTATTTACGCCTAATTTTCAGTACAAGGTCAAGGACGAAGAGTTTGACTTTGACGAGAGAGTACAGGGAGTAATTAAAACACAGGAAGACGAGGATTATTTTAGAGACATTTACACAAAAGCTGGTGGGATCGAGTCTTACAAGCAGAAGGTAGATGGTTATGAAACTAAGATAACTGAACTTACTGGTGGTGTAGACGAGTTGTCACAAGGTTTTCATCGTATCAAAGAGTTGAGAGATGATGGGAATATGTCAGAACTGATTCACACTTTAGGAATAAAGGAAGATGATGTTGTGAACTATGCTCTTGAATTGGCAAAGAAGAACCAACTTCCGCAAGAAGAGAGGGAACGAATTGACCAGAACAGCATCTACGAAAGAGAGAACAAGGACCTAAGAGGTAGACTTGAATCTTTAGAGGGTCGTTACAAAGAAGAGGCAAGCAATACCTCTGCACAGAACGACTTTCAACAACTTCAAGGGTTAGTTGGTGGAGAGCAAAACCTTGCCGATGCAATGAAAGCGAAGGGCATGGATTTACAAGCAGAAGTGATAAACACTGGCATGAGTGAATTTGGTAGAAGAGGTCAAGACATTTCAATAAGTGATGCCTTGAATTTAGTAAAACAAAAATATGGGTGGCTTACAAGCGTTGAAGCTCAAGAGATAGCAGCACCAGTTATAGATCAGAAACCAACTTTACCAATTGTAAAGGGTGGCAGTTCAATACCTATTTCTAGTGAGATTACCTCTATAGATCAACTGCAGAAGCTATACGATAGTAAATTTAATTAGGAGTCATTATGACAGATACAGTAACCAGTTTTAATAATATGTTAAAGAAGTACATGCCCTATAAGCTTTTATGGGAAGAAGTAATGAAGCGAGATTACTTCCTTACTAAAGTTGCCAAAGATAATAACTGGCGTGGCGGTGAGATGCAAGTTCCTTTCAAAGCAGGATCAGCAAGCTCTTTCAAGTATGGTGGACTTACAGCTCAAAGTGCAATCACAGAGAACAACCAAGTTATGGGTACAGTTAGTGGTTACAAAGAGCTTTGGGGATCAATGATTTTCAACGACCATGACCTTCAACAACACAACAACATGGAACAATCTTTCCTTAAAGTTCTTCCTGACATGCTTACAGAATTTGTAGACAACATGAAGCAGATTGTTTCTGTTAACCTTTTAAATGGACCACACCTTGCAACTGTTACAGCTAACGGAACTGCATTAGGTGTTGTTACTATAGATCGTCCGGGCCGTTTTACAATTGGTCAATATGTTGAGTTTGGAGTAATCGGAACTGTTCATAAGTTTGGTTGGGTTAAGAAGATTGATACTTCTGCTAAGACACTTACAATTGTTGATAACATTAACATAGCTACAGGTGCAGTAGTTGACCTTACAGCAGCAACAGCAGTTGTTACTGGAAACTATGCTTTTATAGCTGGTGCAATCACTTCTGGAAAAGCTTTTACATCACTTAGAGATCAAACTCTTTCACTTGCTAACGGTGGTAGTGCTGCTCTTTTTGGTAAAACAAAATTAGATTACCCACACCTTCAAGCATTAAACTTTGACGGATCTGGATACGGAGCTAAGACAGTTCTTGAACTTATCTTTGACGGTTACAATGCAACAAGAGAAGAAGGTAAAGGTCATCCAACAGACGTTATCATGGGTTATGGCAACTTGGCCGCAGCTATGAAAGAACTTGAAGGATCTAGAGACTATGTAACAAAAGATACTAAAGCTAACCGTTATGGTTGGACAGAGATTGACGTTGTTGGTGTTAAAGGAAAACTTAAGTTAGTTGGTGTTCTTGAAATGGACAACGACATTATGCACATTGCTGACTGGCAAACAATGAAACTTCACTCTAATAGTTTCTTTGAGAGAAGAACATCACCAGAAGGGAAGCAGTATTTTGAAATCAGAAACACTGATGGTTATCAGTATGTTGTTGATACTCGTTTCTTCGGTGAGCTTGTTGTTAGCAAGCCATCAAGCAATGGTATCATCCACGATGTGCCAACTTGGTAATAGATAGTTAAAACATAGGGGAGGGATAGCTCTCCCCTTTTATTATTGGGTTTGTATGGCAATTGAATTAATTACACCGACCAGAAATATAGTTAATGTGACCAGAACTCCTGTTTCTTTTACAGACGCTTGGCAGAAGGTTGGTAGACGAATTCAAACTGTTGGTATGAACTCAATTTTAATCTGGTTAGACATAACTATAAATGACAGTACTGTACTGTATTTCAGAGGTCAGGCAGTAGCAGCTAGAAACGATGCTGTGTTGTCTGGTTATAGTCTGCCAACAGAAGAGATTCACACAGGGATAAATAAGTTTTACCCTAAAGTTTATCAGGTACAAAAGTTAGAAGACCAGAGAGTGGTATTTCAAGTACCAATTGCAAAGCTAATTAAATATGTTGATATTGAAGTTTTTGACGACTCAGGTGCAGTTGGCACTAGAGCATTAATAAACTCAATCAGACTTACTGCAGAGGTTGATTAATTGAAAGGCATAATTCGCATTGGTGACATTGTAGGGCCCGGCCTAGGCGAAGACGGTTTAGTTGCTGATTCAGCGAAACTTTTAATAGACAGTAAGATATGTGACGAGACAATTACAGCAGGTAGTTGGGTTGCATTAACAAGTGAAACAAACGTATCTCTAGGGCAATATGCTGTTGAAGCATTGGCAACAGTTTACGGTATGGCAGTTACTGGTGGTAACCTTGGAGACGAGATAGATATAGTTTTAATGGGTAGGGCAGAGTACAGCTTTATCCCAAGTAGACCAATAAACACAATTTTATATCTTGGTGCGAATGGAACATCGAGAACTACTATGCCTCCATCTGGATATAGAACGAGGGTTGGTGTAGGATATGGGGCAAGTGTTTTAATACAAATTTATGAACCAATAGAGATATAAAATGTCTGACTATAAAGTAATTGGTATTCACAATACTACAGGTAGGGAGAAGCTAGTTGATCTAGCCAGTGCCTCACCTTGGCAGAGTGATTCATTCACTATACCTGCAAGTAGTTCATCTAGTACGATTGAGATACCTTTAATTGATTTGCACTCAGCAGACTATGTAATAACAGTCTGGAACGATACGGAATTAGTCACAAAGTCACTTAACCTAAAGGTGGTTAAGATAGGCGCCACGTTAAAAGATGTAGTTTCCAATAAAACTGGAAGTGTAATTAATCTTGTGGTGACCCCGATGATAGTTGGTAGTATAATGAAAGTTGTAATATCAACAAGTGAGTCTTATGATTTAAGTGTTAATATTGCATATTTGATACTTTAGAAACAAGGAGAGTTAAATGAGTAGAGATTTATTTAGATTAGAAGGTGGAATTCATGTAACTGGTGTTGACAGTGATGTTGGCGTTCAGATTTTACATGGTTCAGCTATCCCAAGTATAGAAGCAGAAGCTGGTTCGTTGTATCAACGGACTAACGGAGAGCTATACCAAAAGAACGCTGCTGGAACTGGTACTGATAAGTGGACCAAGATGGCAACGATTGATGATGTAACATCAATTAATTGGCGACCAGAACTGATAAGAGCTTTAACAGCTACAGTAGCTCCAATAGAAGGCGCAACAGTAGATGCAACAGCACTTTCAGACGATGATGATGGAATGGTTGTTGGTGATTTCGCAATAGGCGAGTTCATTGCTTTCGGTTCAGGTGGAACAGAAGTTTTAGGTAAGATTTCAGCGATAGCTAGTAATGACCTAACTATTACTTATATTGGTTTTGATGCTTTAGCTAACAACGATATGATGCTTGTTAGAAGTTATCTTCCAGATGCTGCCGGCCAAGAGAATAGTGCATTAGTATTTTATTCAGGTACAGACTATGTAAAAGTTTCTGACTTTGACTGGTCACTTGCTACAGGTATTAACCTTTCAAGTGGATATGCTGCTTCTAGTGGTGATGTTGCTGCAAGTGATACTGTAGAAGTTGCAATTCAGAAGATTGACGGAAACGTTGATGCTGTTGAAGATGCTTTAGGCGTTGCTCAAGGTGACGTTAACATGGGTACTTTCACTGATACTATCCTTACGGATAATACTAGTGCAAAAGCTAACCTTCAAGAGTTAGGTACAGACCTTCAAGCATTACAAACTGCTTCAGGTATTGCAGCAGAAGCAACAAATTATGGAACTTTCACTGGTGATATAATTACTGACTCATCGACAAATAAAGTTGTCCTTCAAGAATTAGAAACAGCGATTGAAGCCGTTTCAGCTAATGGATCAGAAGATGCCATTACAACTATCACAGTTATTGACTCAGCTTTAGTTGATTCATTTAATGGTGTAATCTGGGACGTTTTTATAAGCCTTGATTCAGCACCTGAAAGATGTATTCAACTTGCTGTACACGCTGTACATGATGGTTTTGGATCAGCAGATGCAACAGTAACAGACGAATCGGTTACTAATAAGTTAAAGATTGGAGCAGCTTTTAATTATGCTCTTACAGTTTCATTGAGTGGAACTGGTGCAGCACAGGCCATGAATCTTAACATCTCTGCTAGTGCAGCAGTAAGTGTTAGATCATTGAGAAGGAGTATAATTAGCTAATGACAGTTAATTGGGACAAAGCGAACGAATTTGAGAACGGCCTTATCATTGATGAGGTCGTTCATATTGGTAATGATGAAGGCGAAGGGCAATTCAAAGATGATTATGTGCCTAAGTTGTACATGAGGGAACTGCCCTTCCCTTTCTTTAAAGTGCCAGTTGATAGAGAAGTGAAAATACCAGAAGGACATCAAGTTTTAAACTTTGATGGATTTGAAATAGATGGTCAATTAACCATTGAGGGAAGTTTGGTGATTTAAATGGCAGAGAATAGTACAATTGTTATTGGTGTTAGAAGTGAACCAACTGGCAATGCTCCTACAGGAACGGTTTATCTTTGGATTACAGCAGGAATGCTTTATACAAAAGATGATAACGGTGTTGTGCGGTCACAACAGTCGCCTACCTTTGGTCAAAATTATTCACTGTCTATCTTTGATGATTATATACTTACAACTTCTGGAGCTTCATGGGATACGTACAATGGCTTTCAATGCCCTTCTGACAAGGTAGGAAAGTATTTAGTTTTCTGTAATGCTTTAATTAGATCTAGCAGTACAGGCAACAATGTATTAATGAGGTTGGCCAAAAACAGTTCAACAGTTGGTGAGCACTTATCTCTTGAAGTGAAAGATGCAAATGCAAATAATAGAGTGCCTTTATTTTTTATAAAAGAAGTCACGTTAGCTAGTGGTGATTATTTAGATTTAGATTTCTCAACTGAAAATACCAATGTAATATTGACAGTACGCGAAGCTAGTTTAGTTTTATGGAGAGTGTAGTATGGTTTTAACATATACAATGCCTATAATTGTTGTAGATGCCTATTTACAGAAATATGTAAACGCAGTCTCTATAGTGTACTATATTACTGATATTTTAATCAGAGATAATAAGTATTTAACTATTACAACATCACAAGAATTAACCTCTACTGAACAAGCAAGCCTACAAGCGTACATAGATGTTTACACGAATACGGATAGCGAATTATTAGACTGTGAAACACTTACTTGCACGACTGAATGGGGTGTAAAGATGATAAGACGGTTTAGTATCAACAATATGAATCGCAAAAGATTAGGTGAAATGGGAAGAGTTGAGTTAAAAGATGCAATGAAAGAATTGCATGATTCTCAAGTTTACATGTGTATGCTTGCTGGGTCGCTTGATACTCTTCATGGAATATTAAATGGCTTCCCAGAGCAAACGATAGGGGGGACGACATACCAAGCAGAAGCTCCTTATGTTTTCACTAAAGTATGTAGTAGTGATGTTACTTGGTTCAAGGCAGAGTTAAATGCTTTTTTGGCAACACTATGAAACTAAAAATAGTTAGAGCGATTGGAATGTTCTTTGCTATGTTCTGTATCCCTTGGAGCAGGCGACTACAAATGTTTGAACGCACAGACTTGATGAGATATCCAAACGCTATAATATTAACAAAAACGAAATGGTGCCTTACTAATTTATTTATTAGAGGTAAGTACAAACACGCAGGAATAATCAGCAAGTGTGGCTTTGAAGTACTTGAAGCAACTACACATGGGGTTAGACTTACTCCAATAGATAAATTTCTAAGCACAAAAAGCTCATATAAGGTTTTTAGGATGGCAGGAATGTCACAGCATGAGAAAGACATGGTTGAAGCAGTGATGTACGACTATATTGGTCGTCCTTATGATTGGCTATTCTTCTGGGAAGATGCAAGCCTGTATTGCTCTGAGCTAGTTGCAACTATTTATAACAAAGTGAGACCTGACTTTTTCCCTTTAACTAGTAAAATAATAAGACCAGTAGAATTACTTAAAGCAGATGTAGAGGTAATACATGAGTTTCACCAGTGATATGAGAAAAGCGGTAATGGCCATAGTAACCACTGTTGTTGCCTCAACTATATTGTTTATGTTGCTGTCACTAGGTGAGATTGGGCAGTTAGGTTCTAGGGTTAACGCTCTCGAAAAGAATGAAGACAAGCACATGATACAGTTAGACAAGATTTACCAGAAGGTTGAAGTTATCCATTGGTATCTGATAGAGAAAAATGATAAAGTTAAGTAGAGGTAATTATGAAAAATAGTATAGGTAAGGTTGAGCAGATTAAGTCAATCATGACAGGTCACATGAAAACTCATGCTGAACGTGATGGTAGTGGTAGGACAACTCACTTTTACGAAGCTCCTACATTTACTCAAGATGGTGATCCTTGCTTATTAACTGAGTTTACTTACACAGGTACAAGCCCAAATGTTGATAACTCAAAAGAGAGTACCTCAGCTTGGTCTAGTGCTTGGGATATTTAGGATAAATTATGTCAGTACACGAACACTTTAGATTCAAGATATTCAATGAAACGCAACACATATTACAGCATAGTTTGTCTAGTTTACCTTATAACAACCCTAGCCTGCCTGCTGATGTCAATAACATTGCTACTGCACTTGATTATATATCTGCTGTACTTAGCCCGAATACCAAGCCTGCTGTTGACTTAGTAGCGGATCTACCTGCTGCAGGCAATTCACTTAATGACTATAGAATAGTCAATGATGATGGTGACGGTAAAGCTGCAGGTTATATGTGGCTTAAGTATGACGGTGACGCAGTAGAAGAGTGGAAGAAAGTTGCTGACATGGATTGGGGTGTTGATAGTGTTTTATCTGGTTTACTGGATCAGACACAATTCCTTTATCCAAGGAAGTACGGTAACACAGATTATGATCCTGACACTGAACTGCCACTGGCAGGGATAGATGCAGGTCAACACTTGTTTGGCGGTGCTTTAGCTAATGAGAACCTAACACTACACGCTAACAATGGTGATATAGCTGGAAGAACTGGGTATATTCAAGTAGATGATAGTTTAAGACCAACAGAAAATGAAGTTCTAGACATTGGAACTGCAGCTTTAAAGTTTAACGATGCTTACATCAAACGACTATTTATTGGGACAGGCACTTGCACTATCGAAAGTGATGGAACAAGAACCATCATTTCTGACAGCCATAATAACCTTCAATTTGCTGCTAACAATCTGCTTACCACTGGTAATATTACTGGTGCTGCACTGAAAGGAAGTGGCATAACAGTTGATGATCTTACAGATATTCTTACACTAACAGGGTCAAGTATTACTTCAAACAAAGGTAGTATTGATTTTGGTGATGAGAACTTAGGGACGACAGGATCATTTAGCTCACTGTCTGCTTTATTTGGGAGTGATATAGCAATAGGGGGAGGTTCAATAACCTCTGTTTCTGGTGCTATCAGCTTTGGTGATGAAAATTTAACAACAACAGGTTCATTCACAACAGGTTCACTCTCAGCAGGATTTTTACAGATTGATAACGTAAAGATTGACGCTAATAAAGTATATACAGATGCAGCTTTGACAGATTTAGAACTGGAAGCTACAGCAGGACAGGTAATAAAGCTTAATTCAAACATGACTGGTCTAAGTGGTACATTCAGTACAGACCTAACATCAGGGAGGTTTCTAACTTCCAAACTAACACTTGACGGTAATAAGCTTTATTCGTCTGACTTGATAGAGATTAACGCTCCAATAGTTCCATTGCTAGATAATACAACTAACATTGGTACAGCAACTAAAACTATTGGAAGCTTATTTATAAAAAACAGCATACAGAATGGGTCAGAAACATTCACTATTGCTGAATTAATCAAATACAGGTCTGGTGCTTACAGGGATTCAGGACAAGTTACAGGAGTTTCCGATAACGATGTCCTCCGTTGGGACTCCGCTAGTTCTAAATTCCTAGGTTCAGCAATCACTAGTTTATTCGCACATGGAGATATAAGTGGAATAACTACTGATGATGCCGGCCATACACAATTTGCTATGTTGAATGGCAGAGTGGGTGGACAAATCGTTCATGGAGGAACGCTTACCACTCAAACACTACTACTTAGAAGCCGAATTGGGGCGACTGAGGGGCTTAATGTAAAAGATGGTGCAATCACACCAGCGAATGATAAGTTGCTTAACGTAGGCGAGGTTGCCCTTAGGTTCAACAATTTCTACCTTTGGGGAGAGATGATAGGTGGAAGGATTGAAAACAAGCTAACCACTGACCTAGCAGCAATGGCATCAGCAGATAAGATTGGTAGATTGGTTTACACAACAGACGACAAGAAGTTGAACGTAGATATAGGTGGATCATACCAAAAGATTGGTCACAACACTTACAACTCACTCAAAACTAATGTTGAACTAGGTTCAGCAATAGATGTATCAGCAAGTATTAGTGATGCTAGAAACGCTTTATGGCAGCTATGTGACAGCAGCGATTTAGTTCTTGCAGTAGAGATTTCAAAATCTCAAACACATGTAACAGTAAGCACAGACATAGATTTAACAGCAGGCAATTATAGGCTAATAGGTATTCAGTTATGAAAGTAAATGATGTTTTAGAGAACGCAGCGATTGAGCTTGTCAGTTCATTACCTGCAACAGTAGCGGTTGGAAGGATATTACTTCTGTCAACTAACAGTAAAATGTATGTTGGTAACGCTAGTAAAAAACCTGTAGTTATGGGACATGCGGTTGGTGAAATTAGAACATCAATGCTTACACTTGCTCAATACCAAGCTGAATTTGATGATACTTGGGTTCTTGCTAATGGTGTAAGTGCAGCAGGTACAGATTATAATACAATTACAAGTGAGTCTAATATACCAGACCTTAGAGGACGATTCCTTAGAGGTAAGAACAACGGTAGAACTGATGGTGATAAAGATCCAAATGGTGATCTTACTATAGGTAGTACACAAATACATAAAACTGGACAGTCTAGGGCAGTAATAGCGGTAGGTGCAACTTCTGTACCTCATACACATAATTACACTAAAACAGATACAGCAGCACAAGCTCAGCAATATGCATCAGGCACAATAAATGATGTTTTATCGGCTTCGCAATCATCTGTAGCAACGGCAACATCTAGCAATACGTCACACAACCACAGTCTGGCAGGATTTGATAACGAAACAGCACCAGCTTACACAGTAGTTAATTACTTCATTAAAATAAATAGGTAGATTATGAAACTTTTTGGACAACTCAAGAAAGCATTACTTGAACTTGTAGCAGGCACACCAGCTGACTCAGAAGAAGCAAGGGTCTGGTATGACGTAACTCCAAACGTGGTTGCCTATGAAGATGATGTGGGCCCAACTGCTTTAGTCAGTACAACAAGGGCACAGAATATTACAGGCGTGAAGACAATGACTTCACCTGTTTTAAACTCTCCATCAATAGTTACTCCATCAAGGTTAGACGTTAAACAAGGAACCAAAGCAAGCTTAGTCACTTATGCAAGTACAGCAGCAAATGGACAACTCTGTTTTGCGACTGTTGAAAAGAAGATGTATCAAGTGATTGATGGTGCTTTGGCAGAAGTTGGCGGTGGTGGTGCAGGCGGTGATGCAGACACAATACACTTAATCAATGTAGACGATATTGACCTAGCAGATATTGATTTAACAGGAAGAAATGCAGATGGTGACGGTGGCGGTACGATTACAGCAAGCTCACTAACTCTTTCAACAACAGCAGCAGACTTGCTTACAGGTGATGTTGTAATTAAATACAACCCTGATGCAGACGGGACGAATGATTATTGGGGCTTCACTAAGTCAATTGCACTTGGTTATAGAGGTGGAGAGAGAGGTTTTCAGTTTAACTATAAGAACAATTCAACAACAATAGACAACGACTTTAGGTTTTGGGCAAAGATTAAAGACGGTGCAAGTGCAGGTCAGATTAATTACTTTGACATGGAAGCATTTTACAACTCAAACAACACAGGGACTATCTGGTCAACAGGGAACTTTATTCCACTTGATTGCACAGAAGTTGAGTTTGGTTGGCAATGTCAGAGCAGTACAACAACTGTTGAATTGATGGTTAGTAATATACTGGTTACTCAAGCATTAGCAACACATAATTTATCTAACACTACAGATTGGGAAGCTTTTACTCCATCTAGTAATTGGATTACAAACACTACTCATTCTGCTTTTTATAGAAGAGTTGGAGATTCAATTGAAGTATCTGGAACTGCAAGTCTTACTGGTGCACCAGATGCAGTTCAATTGACTATAGACTTACCGACAGGATTAACCTTTGATGCTGCCAAAATGGTTAGCAATGATACTGACATAGGAAATATTGGTATCGGAATGGTATCAGATGCAGGAACTGGGAAAATTGCAGCAGGGCACAGAGTGTATTATGTTGACTCTAACTCTATAAGAATTAGAGATGATAATTCAGCCTATTCAAATACAGTACCTATCACTTGGGCAAATGGAGATCAATTAGCTTATCGTTACACTGCACCAATTACGGGATGGTCTGCAACTAGCGAAAACGTAGTTACTCCGATGACAGCACCAAAATGGGTTGATATTACAGTTACTGATTCTAATTGGACAACTGGAACTGCTAGAGGAATGTACTATACTGATGCGAATAACGTTCCTTCTTTAAAGTTCAGGATAAGAGGAGCTTATAGCTCAGCAACAGCAGCTCCAAACCTAGATTTTTCAGGTGTGACTTTTGCAGACTATAATCAAGATATAGGAGCATCGCCACTACTAGGAACTGCTATAGTTGAATTTGCGATAACGACAACTAGTAATAGCAAAATATTAATTAACGCTAACGCCTCTGACACTCTATGGTCTTTTTCGGGAGATGTAGAACTAGACTCAAAACCAACATGGGCAGACCCAGTAAGCTCAAGATATTTGGCGGCGGTTCCTAGTGTAGTTGGAGCAAAGTACGCTACAGATTCAGGGCAATCAATAGCATACAATTCTATCCAAACAATTATATTTGAAGATAAAATATATGATAGGACAGGTTCGTTCAATCCTACTACAGGGATCTATACGGTTCCTAGTGATGGAATTTATGCTATTAATGCCAATGCAGTTATGTATGGGTCTGGGTGGGAACTTCCAGAATACGCAAATTTAAGGATTATAGCAGGGGGGAACAATGTATGTACTTGTTATTGGCAACCTTGCTCAAGTGATGGATCTGGGAGTGACATAAGAAATAGTATGGTCGTATCCGCTTCAGTCGAACTATCAGAAGGAGATACTATTTATATCCAAATATACCAACTATCTGATGCAACATTACCGTTAGTGCCAAGCGGATCTTACAATACTGTATCTATTGTTAAGGTGGGAAATTAATATGATTAAAATAACTATAAAAGACAGAGCAACCCAAGAAACAACTAATGGGCCAGTAAAGTTCCCAACCAATGAAGAAGCACTGGAATGGGTTTCTATTCATGTTGCTAAAGGTGAAAGCGGTAAAGCTTGGGGTTTATATTACTGTGAGCGTGAACTACCTAAAAAAGGCTTAAACTACGACAATGAGGTAGACTACAATGAAGAACTTTTAGTTGAAGATGGCGAGTTCATCAAGGAATTTGATAACAAAGACCCTGAAATGTGGGTTAGGTTACACGCTGAATATGAGTACACCATAGAGGACGTAACTGCAGAGCATGAAGCTGCAGCTTTACGTAGAGACACAGTAGCTATAGGCAAACTATATAAAAACAGGTGTGAAGATGCATTGAACTATATAGCTGGATGCAATGTGAGCAGACTTGATGAAGCTCAGATAGATGCCATGGAGATAACTTTTGAAGAGGTTACGACTAAACTACTAAAGGGTAGACCAGACAAAGCCTACGGATTGATTGCAAATATAACTCCTGATGGTACAATAGTAACAGAAGAAATTAAAACTGAAATGTTAGCAATATTGGCAGGTAACTAATGGCAACTGAAATAGTAGGAACTAGCACATATAATAACGGCCCATACTACCTACCTGATTCTAAGGACAGTGGTGATCCATTGTTTTCAGTACTTGAAGACTTCATTAACAGGATAGCAATACACAACCATGATGGTGATGATTCAAAGGTAATTACTGCTCAGTTTGAGAAGTCATACCAAGAATTTACAGGTGGTGTGCATTACACTTGGACAGAGATAGCATCTACTGGCAGATATTATTGTGCCTTCACTTTAACTGGGAATGAGATTGATACCCATGAGAGACAGTTTTACACCTCTATTGATGCAGGAGTTACTTATGAGCAGTTCTTCCCATCATGGGAAAAGGTGAGTGCTAACCAGATTAAACTTTATAGTATTGATAACAACATAGACAAAATTAAAGTAGTGAGTTTCTAATGCCACTTAAATATCAGATTGCACATTATCCTGATATATCGAAAGGAATAACTGACAAGGTTGTTGATGGCGAGAACGGTAAAGCTGAACTGATTGAAAACTTCATACCAACATCAGAGAGAGTCTTAAAGACTGTTGATGGTTTTGATTACAAGTATACAAGGGAAGCAATCGCACCTATAAACTTCATGGCAAGAGTAGGTGATGATTTAGTATTTACCAGAAGCAATCAACTTTACTTACTTGATGAGGTTGCTCAGACAGCTTCACTTGTAAGCACACCTAACTCGTCAACGTTCTTCTCAGAGTCAAACCATCCAATAGATGCAGACGACATTACAAGTTACGTTGAGTCACAGGATAGGTTGATTGTTGCCAATGAAGCAGGTTCAATCCCAATGATGATTGCTAATGCTGAATGGATACAGCGACACATGGGAATGTCAACGACAACTGGACTAAGGTCTATTAGAGCAGGACTTCCAGAGGTTAATGGTACGATCATAGACAATGGTTCTGGTTCTGGTAGCAACTGGAAGTACAGGTTTCACTACTCTATTGAGTATGTGATTAATGGTGTAGTTCATAAGATATCAGGTCCAACAGTAGAACATGAAGCTCTAGACGTTGGTGTCGGTGTGACTATATCTGGGTTCGTAACCCCAACAACTGCAATGAGAGTTGATGGAACGGTTGCCTTTATTGAGTGTTTTAGAACAATTCATAATGGTAGCACCTTTCACCACATAGGCAATAAATCAACGACTATAACTAACTTCACTGACAATGAAAGTGATGCAGCGATAAGCACGACTGGAAGATCAACAGTATATGATAATCAAGACGCTGATGGTAAAGAACCAATTCCTTACTACCCTGCTCCACAGTGTACATCGGTAGCAATGAACGGCAACACAGTCTACTACCTATCACCTTCTGAAACTATTGGATCAGATGTTTACAATTACAGAAATAGGTTTATCCAAGGGGCACCAAACGCTTTCGGTTCATGTGACCTAGATGCCTATGAGATATTGGCAGACGATGTAATGGGTGGTGGATCTATCAATGGTAGAATGGTTATCCAAACCAAGTCGTATATTTACAGGATAGAAGGTATATCAACACAGATGGGCGAAGGGTTTATCAGACCTATTATAATTAGTAGATCAATAGGTTGCCTATCGTCTAACTCTGTAATTGAGACTTCTGTCGGCCTATTCTTTGTAGGTAATACAGGGGTGTTTATATCTGACGGCTTTAAAGTACAAGCTGCAGATATTGGACTTACTAACTTTTTCACAGACCTGTTCGATCCATCAAGTGAGAACACTAAGATATATGGTGCCTATGACAAACGACATGAGATCCTTTATTGGATAGCAACAGACGAGTCAAGCAATGATGTGATGTTGGTTTACTCAATCGTCACAGGTGGTTTCACTTTGATAAGGCCAGCAACAATGGAGTCACGTTGTCTATACATGGACGACTTCGACTTACTTCGTGGTGAGTATGATGGGAACATTTACAACCACCATGAAGATGCAAGAGGTTTTATCACACCAGTTTACAGTGGTGCAGGTACGTTACTTAGAACCAAGCGATATGGTATTCCATTTAGATTCAAGTCAATCATTGATGGGCTTGGAATGTCTATGGTTAGGAAGTGGGGTAAGAAGTTAAACATTACCTTTCAGTCTGAATCAGATACTTGCATTGGACTTAAAAGCAACAACGATGATGGCATGGTATCCAAAGAGATGAAGGAGATCAGGCACTTTGGTTCATGGGTGTGGAGAGACGAGAACTTCTTCTGGGGCAACCCTGACACTACATGGAGAAGATCAGCAACTAAAACAGAGTCAAGGCACTTTCCTAAACGTGGACTACGTTTTAGAAGGAAGCAAGTAGAACTATATCCTGCACGAACAACCATATTTAAGTCAGACCTATTTGGCTTAGCAACTGTTGTATTAAATGTGTTGGATCCACTAATACCTAGAAGGTATGAGATTACCCTTAACTCAGGTGACGACTGGCCAGATGATATACTGGACTACTCAATCGTTGCCAATGGTGCATCAGCATTAATTGAAGAAGTTATTGCTAAAAAGGTTGTAGTCTATGGGACGCAATTCACTGAATCAGCAGTAGCAGAATGGGAGATAGTTGGTATCAACAAGAACCAACAAGTTGAGCTTCATAGTTATTCCTTCATGTTTGCACCATTGAAAGAAATGGGCGACAATTATCAGAAAGAGGATAGCGGATCAAATGAGTAATGAGAGCAGAAGTCCTGATTTAAAGGTTGGAGAGTTAAGGTATGACCTTGATGATGCCAACAGAGACAACATTGAATCTATCAGGATTATACTGGATAACATAGCAGAAATACTTGTCGATATAGATATTAGATTGACAGCATTAGGTGGGTAAATGAGTACGCTTAAAGAGATGAGAGATGTCATTATTGACGACCTAGACCTCTACGAAGAGGACTTTGTTACCAGTGAGGATATAGACAGGTTGATTAACATAGCAATCAAGAAAGCTGAATCAACTATACACAAGATGTCTGATACCTACTTCCTTTCATACCTTGAAGTAGCAATCACATCAGCTAGTAATAAGGTTGATTACCCTACTGACATTTACGCTAACAAGATTAAGAAGATTGTATTTGACGACAACAATGGTGCAGCTTACACAGTTAAAAAGGTTCGTGAGCTAGACAAAGCTACTGGTGCAGATATCAATGATCCATCAGCAGATAGCACTTTAACTTGGTTACCAGTAAATGTTACTGGTGAAGGTAAGAAGATACAACTTTTCCCTTACACAAGTGCGGCAGGTACTTTACATATCTGGTATATCAGATCAGCAGTAAAGTTAGTTGCAGATAGTGATGTGCTAGATATAGAAGAGTTTGAGGATTACATTATAAGTATAGTTAAGACAAAGATACTACTTAAAGATGGTGACGACAGGGCAGTAGATGAGAAGGCATTAGAGAAAGAGTTATTCTTTTCTATGGAGTCAACTCTAAACGACATGGTTGTAGACGATGATGATGATAGAGTTCTGCTAGACATGTCACACTATAATGATTCGGTGGGGTGTTAGATGAATGAGGTTAAGAAGTTTTTCACAGGTGGAAGTTTAGACACTCCTTCTCCATTAATAACAGATGGTAAGTATTTAGATAATGCAGAAGCGTACACCAATAGATTAAGTGGTATTGCTAAAACTCCTGTAACTGGTGCAAACAAAACTTTTGGTCTAACAATGGCAGACCTTGAAGCTCAAAAAGCTCAAACACAAGGTTTAAACGCTTCAAGCATAGGATCGAATTACGCAAACGCAAATCAAGCAATGCAGATTGGTGGTGGTCAAGGTGTAGGTACTGCAGCTAGGCTTGGAGATAGGCAGCAACGAGAAGTAAGTAGAAGTAATACTCTAACTAGTGATATGTATAACGACCTAGCAAAGCAATATGAAGCTCAAAATATAGCTGGACAAGAGGGCAGACAACTAGAATCATCTATGAATATGCCTCAATATCAAACAAGCATTTTAAACCAAGCTAATGTTGCCACAAACAATATTAACAAGGCTAGAATGGCAGAATGGAAAGCTCAGTCTGATGCAAACGCTAGCAAGAAAAGCATGTATTCAGGTATGCTTACAGCAGCAGGTACGATTGGTGGTGGTATAATAGGTGGTATGTATGGTGGCCCAGCAGGTGCTGCGGCAGGTGCATCAATTGGTGGTGCTACGGGAAGTGCAACGGGTAGTGTTTTAGTTTAGGAGAATTATATATGGGTTTACTTAGTGGAATACTTGGAACTAAAGACATAGCTCCACCATCATTAGCAACAACTGATGAGCGATATTATCAAAATGTTGAAGGTGCTATAGGTGACAAGAGCGAGTTTGCAGATAGAGATATCGCTGGGCATAAGTTATCTGCCCAAAAAAACCTTGATTACGGTTACGATAAATTTAAGCGTCTAAACGAAATGAACATTGCTAACACAGGTTCAAATCTAATGAGAAGTGGTAACGACATCAATTCGATTAGAAGAGGTTTAACTAGTGGTAGTGGCCAAACAAATAAAGCAGGATCTATGTATCAGAACCTTGCAGCTCAAACATCAGCAGGTGATTACGAGCAACAACTTTCAGATAAGTATGGTTTTCAAAAGTCATTAGTTGGCGATCAGCTTGGATTGATTGGTCAAAGGAATAACCAAACACAGAATCAAAATAGAGATATGTTTGCAATGAACCAGTATCAGGCAGCACAACAGAAGCCTAGCTTGTTTTCAACAATGCTAAACTTAGGTGCAGCAGGTACACAGGCATATGCAGGATATAAGCAAGACCAAGCTATGGGCAATAAGTTAGATGCTTTAGCGAACCAACCACAAGCAAGAACGCAAACACCTGCAAGACAAATGCAATCTTACAACCTTGGCAATTATCAATATTAGGAGTTAGAATGAATGGTATCGGTGGACAGGAAAGAATAAATTACCCATTTATTAAGGACGATCAAGACTATCAGGACGTAGGGAACAACCCTATTGACTATAATAATGTAGCTGAATCAAACGACCCTACAGACGAGGAAGGTTGGTGGTCAAAATGGGGTAAAGCAAACCCTGAGGGTAGATTTAATGCTATCTCTGGTCTAGCAAATTATATTGAATCAACTCAAAGAGCAAGAGAGTTAAATAAAGCTAGAAGCAGGGGTGACTTAGCTTCTGCTTACACTGGTGTAAAGTATCGTGACCAAGTTCAAACTCCATCAGTTACAAATATGATTTACGCTTACAATCTTGCTGAACGGAATAGAGCAGAGAAGAAGCAAAGATCGAAGAGATGGGAAAACATGGATAAAATACTAGCATCAAAAGTAGCAGCTTTAGGTTAAGGAATAATTATGAAAGAAGGTATCTATCTAGAGTCAATCCCACTTAAAGGCAGTAGAGATGCTGCAATTAATAGTTACGAGAACGGTAAGCCTTTTTATCTGACATACCAAGGTACTGCCTACGAAACAAATAATATTGATGAGTACGAAAGAGCTTTAAGTAAAAACTTTGAAGGGCTTAACGGGTACCCAGTTCCTGATAAGCAAGGCAAACCCATTGATGCAAGTGTTGGCAAGAAGAAAGTTAAGTCTAGTAGAACTAGAACTAACAAGCCTAACTACAACCTTTCCAGACAGCAAGGGCAAGAGTTAATAGGTCTAATGAATCAGATCCAAGGTTCTGCTCAAGGTGGGCAGCAAAAGTTTCAACCTGACGAAAGCATGATTGATAACTCTGGTAGAGATGTGTCTAGGTTCGATGATATGCTTACAGATCAAGCACCAAGGCTAGATGAGCAAGCACCTATTGTTGACCAACCACCAATGGACCAACCTACTCAAGAGGTTCCACCACAGCAACTACAACAGGAAGTTCCACCACGGCAAGTACAGCAAGAGGAAACACCTATAGACCAACGTCCACTTAACGACAAGCTTAATGAATTAATTAAGTTGGCCGAAACTAAGCAAATGATTAACGATGCAGACCAAAGTGGTGACATCTCTGGTGATGCTTTTTTCCACGATGTGCTTAGAGGTAATTACATTACTTCAACTGGTGGTCAAGGGCAGGCAGCACCTAAGGCAGGTAGTTATCCAGCATTTCAGCCACAAAAGAGAGACAACTCTGCAATGACTATGTATGGGATGGCATTGAAAGAGAAAGCCATGGACGATGCTGCATTAACAAGAGCGTTATTGAGAGATTTGAACGAAAGGAAGCTTGTAGCAAAGACTGAAAGATATAACCAAGATAGGGAGCTTAAGCAGGACATTGCTAGTAATAAAATTGATTTTCGCAAGGACAAACTTGCTAAGAAAACTGCCCTTGGTTACGTAAAGGAAGATGGCAGGCTTGTTAGGAGTACCAATAAAAATACAACTGCTATGGATATTGCTAACATAAAAGACTTAGGCGGAGACAGGAGACAGGATAAAGACCTTGCTCACAAGAAGTGGGACACTACTACTAAAGAGGGTGGTAAAAACAACAGGCAAACAATCTCAATACTTAACAAGGAACGGTTAAACAAAGAAAACAACAAGACAAAGCAGGACAGAATAAATTCTAGACGAAACACAGACGTAAAGCTTGCAATACAGAAGCTTAAGAACTCAAACAAGCTTACTGTTACTGAATTGAATAATATTGCCAAGGGTGCGAACGTAGCAGACAGGTTAAATCTTGACGCTCTAATATTCGGTGTTAAAGATAAGACTAAGAGATATGGTATTGATGCTAATATCATAGCAAGAAAGAAGAACAAGTTGCTAGATATCTTGTACAAGAAAGAGAAGGATATAGCTGTTGAGTTATCTAAAGAGCAGGACAGAATAAATTCTAGACGAAACACAGACG